TTCCGTAATGGTGGAGGTAAAAAATGAACCTAGAAAGAGATTTACAAAAACTTAAAAAAGAAAAACAGATGAAAGAATCTGCTATCGCTCAACTTAGAAAAAGAAGCAAAGATTCTGTAGCTAGACCAAAAGCAGAAAAAAATATTTTATCAACAGATCCAAGGATGCAAAAAATATAATGATTAAAAATTTTAAAGATATTGTAATATTATTAATCACAGCAGGTGTTTTAATTTTATTAGGAGTTATTATCATTGGTGACTATTGGGTAGCTGTTGAAGAAAATAGACCGGTAGATGATAGTATAATAGTTCTTATGAAGATGTCTGTTACAGGTTTAATAGGTGTTATAGGTGGATACATTGGAGGAAGTAAAAGCTAATGTGGAATTGGATTAAAAAATTATTTAGACCTTGGAATCTTAAAAAACAAACAATCACTCCAGACTACGATAAAATGACAAAAGGTGATTTAAGAAAACTTAAAGAACAAGGTAAAATTAAATCTATTTACAAACCTTATAATTAGTCTATAAACCCCTTATGATCCAAGGGGACAGTACCGAATACGAAATCTTAGAACAAGCTTGTAAAACTTTAGGAGACGATCTATTTACAGCCGAGATAGGCGTGAGACAAGGTGCAGGAACCAAAATTATTTTAGATACCCTTAAAGATAAAAAACATTGGCATATTGGAATAGATCCATATGGTAATTTAAATTATCAACATTATGATAATTCTGAATCATACACTTGTGATTACACAAACAGTATGAAGTTACAATTAATCAAAGATATTGACTATCAAAACTTTACATTATTTCCAATGGGGGATGATGAGTTTATGAAGAGATTTCATGATGGTGTTCCAATCTACAGAGAGAAAAAAGAATTAATTAATAATTATGATTTAGTTCATTTTGATGGTCCTCATAAAACAGTAGATGTTTTAAAAGAAGTAATGTTTTTTGCTCAAAGATCTAGAGCTGGAACTGTATTTGTATTTGATGATTATCCTAAATTTGATATGGATTTAATTTTAAAAATTATAGTAAATGATTATGGTTTTATGCTACTTAAACAAGGTAAAAATAAAATAGCTCTTAAAAGAAATTAATGCTTGATTACCACACTAAAGAACAGATTGTTAATGTAATTAATAAATCAATTAAGGATACAAAAGATCATATCTGCTATGGGGTTGAAACGGAATCTCAGTTGATGTATGCTAGGGGCAGACTCAGCGCTTTAGAAACGCTGCTTCAGGATATTAAAAACCTGCAAAAGGAGGATAACGATGGTGCAATTGATAAAACCTAAACTTAATGATTTCGGTAACGAAAAAAATAAAGAAGAGGTCAAATCACAGATTCCAACAGATCCCAAAGGCATTAAAGAGTATCTTGAAATCATACCTAACCCAGTCGGATACCGTATGCTTGTTAGACCATGGTCTGGCCAAGCAAAAACAAAAGGCGGTGTAATCTTAGCAGACGAAACTCAGGACAAAATCCAAATGACAACTGTTGTTGGACTTGTTGTAAAACAGGGTGACCTTTGTTATCAAGATAAAGAAAAATTTCCGAAGGGTGCTTGGTGTAAAGAAGGAGAATTTGTTATTTATGGCAGATACTCTGGAAGTAGATTTCAAACTAAGTACGGTGAACACCGTATACTCAACGATGACGAGATCATAGGAACAATAGGTAAGCCAGAAGATATTCTCCATTTATTTTAGATAAAGGAGAATAAACATGGCAGAAGTAAAAGACTATAGTGCGGAAGCACTTATGGCAAAAGAACATGAGGTAGAATTAGATACCGATAATGTTAAAGAAGAAAATGTTCAAGTAGAAGAAAAATCATCAAAAGAAGAAACACCAAACTTAAATGTAGGTGAAGTTGATTTAGGATATACGGGACATGAAAAACCAGAAGAAGATAAAACAGAAAAACCTCAAATAGAAGTTACAGAAGAAAAAACTGAAACTCCTGTTGAAGAAAAAGTTGAATCTGAATCTGAAAAAGAAAAACCAAACCTTAATGAGTCGAGAAGAGATTATCAAAAAAGAATTGATAAACTAGTCTTTCAAAAGAAAGAAGCTGAAAGAAGAGAAAAAGCAGCTCTTGATTTTGCAGAAGGTATAAAAAAGAAATTTGACTCAAGTGTTCAAAAGTTAAATTCTACTGACGAACAGTATCTTAAAGAATTAGATGCAAGAGTAGATGCACAAAGAGAACAAGTCAAAGTAGCTCTTCAATCAGCTATCGAAAGCCAAGACGCTTCTAAAATTATGGAAGCTAACGATAGACTAACTCAATTAGCTGTCGAAAAAGAAAAAGCTAGATTAGAGATGGCTAATCGTGAAGAGCGAAAGAAAGCTGAAGAAGAAAAAAGTAAACAACAACAAAACGTACAAGCTGCACCTCAAACAGCGGAAACATCACAAACGACACCACAAATTACACCTAGAGCCAAGAAATGGGCAGAGGAAAATGAGTGGTTCGGAACTGATGAGGTCATGACTAATGCTGCAATTACTATACACAACAATATTTCTCAAGAGGGTATTGAAGTAGACAGTGATGAGTACTATAATGAAGTTAACTCAAGACTTAAAAGGTATTTTCCTGAAAGTTTTGACAACACTAATGACGAGCCTAAAAAAGAGACACCGAAACCCGTCCAAACGGTTGCCTCAGCTGGTCGTAGCCAACAAGGACGCAGAACTGTGAAACTCACAAAGTCACAGGTAGCGATTGCTAAAAGATTAAATGTGCCACTAGAGGAATATGCTAGATACGTGAAGGAGGATAAATAATATGAGTAATACAATTAAGAGAACTTCACGGGAGTCAGAGAATAAAGCAACGAAAGAAGCTCCAAAAGCTTGGACTCCACCATCCAGTTTGGATGCACCACCCGCACCGAACGGTTACGCCCATAGATGGATCCGTACTACCGTTCAAGGTTTTGAAGATACAGCTAATGTATCTAAAAAATTAAGGGAAGGATGGGATTTTGTTACAGTCGAACAAGTTCAAAACGAGATCGGCACTAATAAATATCCTTTCTATACCGAAGGCAAATACGAGGGGTGTATAGGAATTGGGGGCCTTGTGCTGGCAAGGATACCAGAAGAGATATTGGTTTCACGTGCTGAGTATTTTAAAAAACTTACTCAAGACAGAATGAACGCGGTAGACAATGATCTTATGAAGGAACAGCACCCTGACATGCCTATCAATATTGATAGACAGTCAAGAGTGACCTTTGGTGGTAGTCGTAAAAAATAATATTTTTGCAATACCTACCGGGTTATTAAAATAAACTGTTAAAACGGAGAAAACAAATATGTCAAATCAAGTAGAAAAGTTCGGTCTTAGACCTTACAGAAAACTAGATGGAACACCTCTTGTTGGAGCCCAAAACAGATACACGATTGCTTCAGGTTATGCAAATGCGATTTTCCAAGGAGAAATGGTTGAACCATTAGGAACTGGAAATATCCAAAGACATGGCCCGAACACTTCGGATGCTGTTGTGGGTGTTTTTAACGGATGTTTTTACACAGACCCAACTACTCAAAAGCCGACTTACAGCAACTACTATCCAGGTGGTATTGCTGCTTCTGACATCACAGCATTTATTGTTGATGATCCAGATGCAGTATTCCTAATGGATGCTGATGCAGCTTTTACAAGAGCCGATCTGTACAAGAACTACTCTGTTACTAACACAACAGGTGTTACACAAACAGGAATATCAAAACAGCAACTAGACGTTAGCGTTTCAGGTGTTGCAAGTACTTTTGCTGTACAAGCAATCGATATCTCGCAAGATCCAGAAAACTCTGACACAAGTTCTGCAAATGCGAACATTCTTGTTAGAATCAACAATCACTTCTATAGAAGTGGCACAGGTATAGCGTAAAGGAGATAAACTATGGCAATATCACGATCCCAACTAGTTAAAGAACTAGAGCCAGGTTTGAATGCTTTATTCGGCCTGGAATATAATAGATACGAAAATCAGCATGCTGAAATTTTCGTAACTGAAACATCTGACAGAGCTTTTGAAGAAGAAGTAATGTTAAGCGGTTTCGCTTCTGCACCAACTAAACAAGAAGGTGCTGGAGTAGTGTTTGATACAGCTGGTGAAACTTTCACTGCTAGATACAACCACGAAACAATCGCTTTAGCGTTCTCGATCACTGAAGAAGCAATCGAAGACAACCTGTATGACAGATTAGCTGCAAGATACACAAGAGCTCTTGCAAGATCTATGTCAAACACGAAGCAAGTTAAAGCTGCAAACGTGCTTAACCAAGCGCAATTCGCTGCTGTTACTGGTGGTGACGGTGTTCCGTTAATTTCGAACGCTCACCCATTAGCAACAGGTGGTACATTCTCGAATGTACTAGCAGTAGCTGCAGATCTTAACGAAACTTCACTAGAGCAGTCGTTAATCGACATCGCTGGATTCGTAGACGAAAGAGGTCTAAGAATCGCTACTCAAGGTAGAAAGATGATAATTCCAAAAGAATTACAATTTACTGCTGAGAGATTGATGAAAACTCCTCAAAGAGTTGGAACAGCTGATAACGATATCAACGCAATCGCTTCAATGGGAATGGTACCAGAAGGATACTCAGTTAATAATTTCTTAACTGATACTGACTCGTTCTTCCTAATGACTGATGTACCTAATGGAATGAAACATTTCGTTAGATCACCAATCAAAACTGCGATTGAAGGTGACTTCGATACTGGTAACGTAAGATTTAAAGCTAGAGAAAGATACTCTTTTGGATTCTCAGATCCTAGAGCAATCTTTGGTAACGGAAACTTACCAACTAGTTAATAAATTTTAATACAATTAGTATTATTTAAAGGGGGCTTTCGAGCCCCCTTTTTTTTATGTATAATAAAAATACCTAGAAAAATAATTATTATGTAGACTGGCTAGGCAGACGGTATAGAGACTACATAACGAACGCTATACAAAGGAGAATATTATGGCATCAACTACTTTTTCAGGACCGGTACGTTCTGAAGGTGGCTTTCAAATGGCTACTAAAAACGCAACAACAGGAGCAGTTACAACAAGATACAGTTCAGGTATGCCTGACTTAACAGGTTTGCTTTTTGCAGACACAGCAACAGGTGCAAGTATTTCTATCGCTGATGGAGTTATTGCAGCTGTAAACTACACAGGTGCAGCAGCATGTGCTGTAGCACTACCAGCAGCAACTAAAGGTGCAATTGCAGTTTACGTTCAATCTAAAGACACTGCAGGTGGAGTTTTAACTTTAACTTTCAATGCAGCAGGTACTGACGTTTGGGCAACTGGTTCTTTAATCGAATCAAGAGCAGCAAATGAAGTAACTTTTGATACTTCAGCAGCAGGTGAAACACAATTAGTTTTCACTCCAGCTGATGCAGCAAC